GGGCCAAAGTTTGAAGCTACAGTAACAGCATTATAGGCTGTATATTCTAAAAATTTCAAATTAGATTTACTTTTGTTGAATTGGTGAGCGGATAAAGGGGCTAAACCTATATATGCGTTGAGTTGTCCAAACATTTGGAAAAACCCCTCAAAGGGTGTAAGTGGTATAGTTAGCGCTCCAGGAATATCAAATACAGGCTTTTTGGTATCTTTCTCCAGACCACACCACATTTTGAATATCAGATCTTTGTCTTGAGCTAACCGTTCAAACCCACGCTTAGCAATAGAAAGGTCGCGTTCGTGAGTCATAGATCCCTGCCAGCAAACTACTGGTTTAGATGTATAGTCCCTTGGGTGGTCTACTGGAAACACAAAATTGGGTTCTATTGAATTCGGCAGTACATAGATACGCTCGCAGTAATTTTCGTAGACTGCTTTGAGATCTTCAGTTGTTACAAACATTGCATCAACTTGCGATACAAAGTGTTTTATACCATCTTGTACGCTTTTTGCAGAGAGTACCTTATGTGCGGGATTCCACTTGGGTACATGAAAAAGATCATCATCGATTTCATACACTAGCTTTGCGCCTGCTTTTTTCATTTGAAGTATAGGCGTAAGTACTTCTGGCTTATACTGACGCTGAAGAATTGCTAAATCATATTTTCCTATGTGCTCTTCCCCAATTGCGCCGGATATTGTGATATTAAAATCTTCTTTATTGTTACGTGCAAGATGGATCATAGGCGCGTGAAGACGATAAAACCAACAGGCAGCACGGTCACCTCGATAACACACTATTTTTTTCTGCGTTTTTTCGGTCATTTCTTCTTCTTCTTTTTAGTTGGTTTTTTGATCGCTTTTGGTTCCTTGATCGGACTTTGTACAGTGTTAACATCCCCAGCACTAACTTTCCCAAGCGATGGTGAATCTATCGTGCTAAAATTTTTAGGTGTGGGTGGTGTAGCTCTTGCCGCTTCTAAGGCAGGATTTCCTTTTTGTGTATTGTTTTCTATAGATTCCAACAGAACTTCGTCCAGATTTTTCAATGGAATCTTTGCACAAATTTGATTTGGGCATTCCCATAGTATATTTTGGCGTGTTTTCGGGTTTTTGTATCCTGGAGCTAAATCCAAGAGAGCACCTACAGGACGGTTACATGGCCAATCTTTGCATCCGCCATTCCAAGAAACATTATAGTTGTTAGAATACCCAAAGAAGTCAGGACTCATATTTTGAAAAACTATTACGCCACCCGTACCTAGTGCATTTGTACAATGGGCAAATAAGCTTTCAATAAAAATATAGCTTGTAGCTAACGGTAACAAAGCGATAGCCTCACGCATACTCATACCTAATGCATCTATGGCCCCTTCAACTTTTGGCTCACCTTCTAAGCCTATATGTATAAACAAGATTTTGTCTGTATGCTGTTTAACTAACTGGCTTACCATAGCTATGTTTAGATCTTTCAAGTTGTTTGTTTTATTCATAGCTCCGTCTGAGGGGATAGCTCCAGTACACTGTAGTAGAACTAACGGTACGTTAAGGAACTTATACTGACCTATAAATGTCTGCGCTGCACGTTTTTCGTAATCTGTTATAAAGTAATCTAATGGCTTTCCATCGTATTTAGCCCCGTACATACTACATATGAACTCTGGAAGACACTTACAGCCTTTGGCTTGTTCATCCATTATTCCATCGTACACGAAATGCTTTTTGAAAAACCGTACATCTTTGCTGAGTATATGCTCGCTATAAAAGTCTTTAGGGTTGCTCAAGTGAATTAGTTTATCAATACTTGGATTGTGCTCTAAGAGTTGTGAATAAACAGCTAAAACTATAATTTCGTCATCGGGATATTTCTTTCGGAAATACCGAATCATGGGGGTGTGTGCTAACACATCGCCTGCACCACCCTGCACAAATAAAATTATTTTTGACTTTTCGCTTTTCTTTTTAGCCATCTTGCCTCCGGGTTTATAGCTCTCTTAGAACTATTATACAAAAATAATTACAATTATATGAAATATTTTTGAGTAACTTTATATAGTTGTTTAGTTTGTAAGTACAATATGTGCGCTTAAAGCTAAACTAATCTATACGCCCTTAACAAGTGGCCTTGTAAGGGGCCTTAACAAGTGGCCTTACAAGGGCACTTAACAAGTAGCCTTGTAACAAGGAGCCTAGTAACAGTTAACAACAATAGTAAGAGTAAAGGTAACAGTTCTCAAACTTTAGAAAAGCATTAAAGTTTGAGGTTAAACCCTCGCGAAAAACAGACATTATATTTTTATAAACAATAGAGCAGTTCGGGCACCCGGCAAAAAGCGCCTCTGCCCGAACAAGTGCTACGCTGAAAAACGCGTTCGCACTCAAACTATAGTCTATCTTCCTGATGCGAGCGTAGCGAGCCGCTTTTGATCTAAGCTAAACTTGCAGGGTTTGACGCAGTGCGTTATATAACATAAAAATATATTTCTTGAATTGTGATATTTTTTGTATTATATCTGCAGACGATAGGAGAATACTATGGCTAAAAAGAACAAAGGCAAATCCACTCAAAGCGTTCCAGTTCAATTCGATCCTGCCGATGCAGTTGAAAAGATTGCAAAAAAGCTAATTCCAAAATATCATAGCCATCTTGTAACCTCTAAGATTGCTTATCTTTTCAAGAACAAGAAGAAGAAAACAAAGGGTAGAGAAGTCGTAGCTACCGCTGAGAAAATAAGCCCAAAGCATTATGCACTTTGTGGCTATCACTTTCTAATTACAGCATTTTATCCAACATGGACAGGGCTTTCAGATAAACAAAAGCTTGCTGTAGTTGACCACGAACTTGAGCACTGCTTTGTAGAAGACGATGAAAAGACAGGGGAACCCAAGTATTCTATACTCCCGCACGATGTAGAAGAATTTGGCGTGATTATAAAACGCCACGGGCTATACACTACGGACCTTGTGCGTATAGGGCGTGTAGTCGAGGATGCCCTAGAAAACCTTGAAAAGAAAACTATAGTAAAAAAGGTCGGTAAGCCGGAAGAAACCATCGAGGAAGATGACGACGATGACGATGATGGTGTATTCGATGACGACGATGATGACGATGACTATGATGCTTCTGGTGATGACGATGATGACTTTATCGGGGATGAAGCATAATGGCTAAATTTAGAGAACTGCCTGCCGTAATTGAGGCAACGCAGTGGTTTAAAAGCGGCGACCACCCAAAAGACAACCGAGAAACATTCACAGGGTCAGACGGCAAGCCCTTTCTGGGCGAGGGGAAAGTGGTGAGATACTTTCGTCATCCAAGCGTGGATGGTGAAAGCATCTGCCCTCACTGTAGTGTGCGCTTCCATGAACATGGCTGGATAGACACACTAGAGGGTGGTCATAATGTTTGCCCCGGTGACTGGATTATCACTGGAATCGCTGGGGAAAAATACCCATGTAAAAACAACATATTCAGGGAAACCTATGAACCCGCCGACGAAGAAGCGAAAGCCCTCTGGAACAAATAAAATCTATTGTGCAGATAATCTCAAGATTATGCGAGAGATGAAAGCTGGGTCTATTGACCTAGTTTACATAGATCCGCCCTTCAACACAAAAAAGATAAGAAAGTATACTAAGCTAAAAACTAACCAGAGTATTCACGGGGATCGTATTGGATTTGGTGGGAGGCGCTACCAAACAGAAAAGAATGGCACACTAGCTTATGCTGATTCATACGCAGATTATCTCAAGTTCCTGGAACCGAGATTAACAAACGCCTATATACTCCTGAAGAAAACTGGTTCACTATTTTTTCATATTGATTATCGTGAGGCACACTACTGCAAGGTTTTGCTAGATGGCATTTTTGGGCGGGAGTGTTTTCAAAATGAAATCATTTGGGCGTACGATTACGGCGGGCGATCCAAAAAGCGTTGGTCAGCTAAGCACGACAGTATTTTTTGGTATACCAAAGATCCAAAAAAGTATACATTCAACTATGACGTGATGGATCGTATTCCATATATGGCTCCTGGGCTGGTGACTAAAGAAAAGGCTGCTCGCGGCAAAACTCCTACTGATGTTTGGTGGCACACTATTGTACCAACGAATGGGAAAGAGCGTACCGGATACCCTACACAAAAGCCCCTTGGAGTTCTTAAACGTATCGTTAGCGTCCATTCTAAGCCCGGAGACACCATCCTTGACTTCTTTGCTGGTGCAGGTACCACTGGGGAAGCTGCAGCGCTCCTGGGACGTAAATTCATTTTGATAGATAATAACAAAGATGCTGTAAAAATATCTGCGAAGCGACTAAAACAATACAAACCTAAGTGTATTGGCTTCAAACACTAATTAAATACTATAAACGGTCATGTTATATAATCTTCAAGTCATTATTAAATAACTTGGAGGTTATTCCAATGAACAAGCTGTTTGATCTTCTTGGTGGTCGGAAGTATTTCCTGGCGATTATATTTTACGTGCTAGTCACAATTGGGTTTTTCATTACCTGGGTTTCGCCTACAAGTTGGGTGCAGGCCCTTGAGTGGTGTTTAGCTATCTACTTAGGTGCTAATGCGGTTAAGTCTATACCAGACGCAATGGCTAGGAATGGTGACACCAACGGAGTCAATAAGTTTTTTGCATTCTTCGGCGGTAGAAAAATGTTTTTGGCCCTGTTGTTTGTGCTTACGATTACAGTTGCGTTCTTTATTCCAAAAGGCGAAGAGGGTAATTATCTACCGGCTGCTACATGGATTGATGGGCTAAAGTGGTGTCTGATTATTTATCTTGGTGCCAACGCTGTAGAAGCTGTCCCTCATGCCCTTATGCGCAAAGCGAATGGTAAGAAGGAAGAATAGCTACGAGGTAATCTATGAAACGCATAACTGTGCAGGGGTATGCACCAGAGCCACGTACAACTCAGGTTGCTGTAGACCAGCCATTTCCAGACGATCCATTTCCAGGGGAAGAATATAATCTTGCGGAGTCAAATCCTGAAGCTATCCCACCCGATGATATAGGGCGCTTACGCGATGATTGGATCACTGCTCGTAACAACGGCAATCCGCTTTACGTGGTAGGTGAAGACGGGCGTATGTTTTATGTTGCAGTAGGCGGCGATGGGAAAGCTATTACGTTGCATTCGGTAGTTCCTCGCTATGAAGTTCAAGAGGGTACCATTACGGAATACGCAGGGCCAGATGCTTTCTTTACACTGGAGGAACAGTTAGGACGTTATCAGCCTGTCCCAATGCAGCAGATTGTGCAATCCAATATTGAAGGCCATGTAGCCACGGTTTCTAACCCTATTTGGTTCAAAGCTGTAAAGCGCTTGGTACAACAGCATATGGGCCAAGAAGTATATAATCCATATAAAAAATGAGTAACGGATGACCGCGATCAAGCAAATATTTAAATGGATTGGTAATAATCTCAAGGTTTTTTTACTTATTCTATTTGTAATAATTCTTTCTGTTTTAGTTTTTTGGTGGGGTAGAAAGAACAAAAAAATCCGGGGCCTTGAAAATCACCTTGCTATTCTAAATGCGCGGTTGAAGCTAGAACGTCTCGAAATAAAGTATAAGGCAGACATGCAAGAGCTGCTAAAGCTAAAAGAAAAATCTAAAGAAATTGATGCGGATTTAGCAAAAGTAGAGAAATCATTGGAAGAAAAGCTAAAGCCAAGCATGTCCGCAGATGAGATCATTGCTAAATTCAAAGAAATTGGAATACGATAACATGCGTAAAGTCCTAGCATTACTTTTGATTTTTACAGTTATTGTGCCGTTACCTGCATTTGCTGATGATGTAGCACTGCCAGAACTGGATATCCGTAAGTTTCAATTAGAAGATATTACCTACGTTGGATTTTTAGAAAAAGATGCTCAAACGTTATTGCAATATAGAATAGATGTGCCAAAGTTAAAACTAAAGATAACAACATTAGAAGCAAAAATTACAAATAAAGCTTTACAGATAGACACACTTACATCAGCTAATAATATATGTTTAGAGGCAAAAGAATTTTTGACTGTAGAAAATGTACGAATGCAGCATGATAAGGATACTAGGGACTCGTGGTATCGTAGTCCTTATTTTTGGTTTTCTGTTGGGCTTCTGTTAGGAACTGCTGCAACTGTAACAGTTGTATATTTAGTTAAATAAAACCGAAACGATGAAGTATGTATATCTACCAAAAAAGATCGAAAAATAGACAGGTGTTGTCAGGCAGAGGAAAGGTATGCCCTAGCTGTAAATCATCTAAGATCGTTTTGACTGAGCCTGGAAAAGACAGGACGACGTTTACTTGCCAGAAGTGTGGTTCCATAAGCACATTTACTAATAAGCCTGATTTAAGTAAACCTAAGAAGCAGGCTACAAAGCCGGTTTCAGCAATTACCCTTAGAGATAGAACTGTAAAAACTGAAGATAGTCGTCCGACTAAGGTGTTGGCGAATGAGTCCATGCGCTCTATCTTGGAAGTTATTCGTAAGGCTATGAAAGATACTATGGTTGTAAGCTTTGATTATATAGCTGCTGATGACAAAAAGTCTTCGAGAACGGTAGAGCCATATAAAATTACAAGCAAAAAAGGAGAAATGATTTTATTTGCACACGATCTAGAGGGTAGCAGTATTCGGATATTTAAAATAAGGAATATGTCATATGTAGAACCGCAGCCATACGCATATGAGCCACGATATGATATCGAAGATAAACTGAAGGAAGATGATGGCTAACGATCTTGGGTCACAGAAGTCCGGTGCAAAAGCCGACGATAAGAAAAACAATATTTTTGACGGTATTTCTGGATTACTAGACGGACATATTCAGGTAAAACCACGAAGCAAGGGTAGGGTGCAGTTAGAGCTTGCACCAAATCCTGTAGAGTTTATTGAAGCAACTAGGTTCCTAGATGGGCCAAAATTACACTATCCACAATACGCAGTCGCCCGCGATTTTTTTGAACTGCTTTGCCCTAAATGCAACGATATAGATGACATTATTGCAAATATAGATCCTAAGATGGTGGAGGCCACTATTAAAGTTGCAAAAGAGGAGAGAGCTAAGCAAGTGTGTTTTAGATACAATGTTTGCCCAAAATGTGGGTTCAATAAGATGCAGAACTCGCGGGTGTTCAATAATTTTAATGAGCTAATTGGGGTTGTAGGTATGCGTGGAGGAAAGTCAGTACTTGTAGCATGTATGAGTGCTGCTATAATTCATGAGTTATTATGTGTAGATGGGCTACAAAAACGATTAGGATTGGTAAAGAGTCAAGAAATCGATGGGGCATTTGTAGCAGCTTCTGGAGAGCAGGCAAGTGAGACAATCTATGGACATTTCAGAGGATTTTATGATAATTCTCCATGGTTTCAAAATTACAGAAGGGCGCTATTAGATTTAGAGATTTTAGATAGCACGCTTAGACGGGGTGATCTTTACTGGCAAACTGAGAAATCTATCCACTTTAAAGAAAAACACATTCGAATCAAATCTCTAACTTCAAATTCGGGTTCAATTGCTGGAAAGACTAGAATTTTCGCGGTCATAGATGAGCTTAGTCGTATGGACGCTGGCGATAGTAAACGTAGTGCGACAGAAGTATACCGTGTACTGAAACGTAGTTTGATTACTATCAAGGCATCTGTGGAGCGTTTACGTAGGCAAGGAATTTACAGTGTACCTGATGCTCGTATGTTTTGTATTTCATCCCCGATGTTTGAGGATGATAAGTCGATGCTGCTTTTGAAGCAGGCCAAGAACTCAGATAAGATATTTGCGTTTCATCGGACTACTTGGGAATTCAACCCAGATATTACCAAAGAAGATTTAGCCGATGAGTACGCTACTGATCCGCTTGGTGCTGAACGCGACTATGGGGCAAACCCTCCAGGCGCAGAAAACCCACTGATTTTAAACACAGCCATTATAGAAATATGTGTGGATAAATACCGAGCATCAAATTTTCTGGTTCGCGAAGTATTTTTCGATGAAGTCTTGGGGGATTTTAGGTTTAGTTATGTGAAGCCCGAAATTCTGGATTTTCAATACAAGCACTTATGCGAATACGTAATACACTGTGACCCTGGACAGCGGCAAGATAGCTTTTGTTTAGCGCTTGGACATTTAGATGACGATACAGTTATTATTGATGGTGCTATTGAATGCCGTCCAATCCATAAAAATAACAAACAAGGAATGCCTCCACGGGAAGTTTACTTTCCTGCTATGACTGATATTATTTTCGCATTGAATAGAAAGCTATCGATACGTTATGTGTCGTATGATCGATGGAACTCTACTGAGCAGATTCATAAATTACGAACGCATAGAATCCTAGCCTTTCAAAAGAATCTAAGTAGAGATGATCATATGCGCTTTGTAAATTCGATGACTGGTCATAAGCTAAGTTTCCCTGCAAAAGAAAATGATTTTATTGACCCGTCTATTGCTCGGATGATGCCATGCTCAAAAGCCCTCTGGGAATTAAAACGTCTCAATGACGATGGTGTAAAAGTTGATCATCCTCCTGGTGGTTCAAGTGATATGGTTCAATGTTATGTTGGTGTGCACAGATTGCTACTGCATCCTGAAGAGGTTATTTCTATACCTGAACTTAAAAAAGAGCAAAGGAAACAACGTGTTAGGGGTGGTATGGGTAGAAAAATTGGGAGAGTAGTTAACTTACCTCCAAAAGGATCAAGACGTTAGTTAAACATTGCGCCATATATCGATGTAAGATTTTCTGCAGAAAGGAGCGGTTACTATGTATAAAATTCAAAATATGACTCCCGGAAATCTCCCTATAGATTTGGAATTGGGTAGTATTATATTAACCTCTGGTCAAGCATTTGACTTAGACGAGCATTGTTCGCGAAAATGGATAAAGATAAATGGGTTGTTACAGCACTTATTCGCAGCTGGTGCTTTGCGTTTAGTGCATGACTCAGCAGTAAGCATTCCGAAGGTTCCGATTAAAAAGGTAAATGCAATTTCTAAGTCAAGTAATCCTAAGCTTCCTAAGCCGGTTAGAGCTAAACCTAGTAAAAAACCAAAGGTTAAAGATCTAAGTGATAAAGAAGATCCAACACCTAAAAAGTATAAAAAACCAAGAAAAACATCTAAGAAAATCAAGGCGGAAGATCCAGTTGAAAAGACACTAAAGCAGGCAGAAAAAGAAAGAAAAAAGAAGGAAAAGAAAGAAAAGAAAGAAAAAGAAAAGAAGGAAAAGAAAGAAAAAGAAAAGAAAGAAAAAGAAAAGAAGGAAAAGAAAACATCTACTAGGCAGTACTCAAGTTATCGTAGCAGCGATTCTGAAGATAAACCTAAAAAGAGAACATATAGACGTAAAAAATACACAAAAGATGAAGATTAACTCCTGGGAGTGGTGACCACTATGCGCCAGTTAGAAATACTTAAATCTCATTTTGCATTTTTAGCAAGTTCGCAAGGCTATATTAGCGAAGATGATTATCATGTAGCCTGTAATGGCGTTACAGATGATACGATTCTAGATGATTTGTCTAATTGGCTTATAGCAAAAGAATATAAGCTCGTAAAAGGTATTGGACCACAATACCAACAAGAGATACAAGAGAAGTTGAAAAATCCTAATGTAGAAGATGTTAAAGATACTAAACACCGTACACACACAAACAAGGATAAGTTGCAAAAATCAAAGAAGAAAAATATCCAAGAGAACGTAATTGCGTCGTTCCATCTAAATAAAGTCATTGACGATATGCAAGAGTTTGAAGATGAGTTTCTCCCTGCTTGGAAAAAGTGGAAAGCATCTTCAAAAGTTTATAAGGAATTTCTTGCATCGCTAGGCATTACGGCACAAGACTTTGGGAGCTTTGAGCAAGCACAGAGGAATGTCCAGCAGATATTAGAATCTTCCGGTACCGAAATTCCAGAAGACGCATATATTCAGCATAACGCGCTACAAAACGAATTTGCTAAGATAGATCCACATTCTCAACTCCCAATTATCGAACGTATAGAAAAAGCAGTCTTACAGATGTTTGATCCTGGAACAATACGAGAGGTATTTGACGAGCTATTTAAAGGGATTCAAAGCGGGTTTGAACGCGTGCCACTCGGTGAAGGCCAAAGCCCCACAACTCCAGAGGAACCTATGCCATCTGGTACCCGAATGATCGAATTTTCAGTAGAACCGGAGGATTCAGGGTTAGAGACTGCCTCTGTAAGAGCAAAAGCAGCAAAAGCAGTTAAAGTAGCGACTACTGTAGCCAGGATTGGCTATTCAGATAAAGAGCGTATGAATGTTAAGTTTGATAATGACATTAGCTTTTCAGCATATATAGCTGAAACTCCTATGCAGAAAGCCGCTGGCTTAGAAGTATTTGATTCGTTGGGTACTTCTGAGGGTTTGTTTTTCCCGTTTGAGGATGAGGGCAGCGTGACTTTTCATATGGGGTCTGTTGCATTCCCAATTGATATTGTATTTTTGATGGATTCGCCTAATGGACTTGAGGTTGGAAAAATCGTTGCAAATGTACAGCCTGGTTCACCAGATTGGTGGTCTTACCATAAAACAAGTGCCGTATTAGAGGTAGTTGGTGGTAGCTGTAAGCAATCAAATATAAAAATAGGATCAACGTGTAGATGGTTTAAACGTGTAGAAGCTCAAGGGTATCCATCAGAATACAATTTGAGCCTGCCTGATAGGGCAGGTGAGTATGACCTATTTGCTTTGTTTACACTATTGAGCGAATACCACGGTGGTCAAGGCGATCCTGTCTATGCAGTACAGAGCCGTGAAAGCAAGGATAACATTTCTTTGGGTGAACTGGATGCAGTCGAAAGTCTTCTTGAAGATATCGATAATGGTAAATACATGCCAGGATATCCTCACGGGCAATTAGCACCGGGTGACAGCCCAATGGGTTTACAAGAATCAGAAGAATATGAAGCAGAGCAGGGCGCAGCAGCAAATGATATGAGTATTGCACAGTCGTGGCTTCCTGTGATTAGAGAAGTGATCAGTGAAAATTCTCCTGTAGAAGAGGAATTCTAATGAAACCTATGAATAAAATGGATGGGGATGTCTTTGCACGAAGCGTGGCTCAGCAAATATCCGCTGGCAAAGACAATCATATAATTATTGCCCAGGAAGCTATAGATCTTAAAGACGAAGCAAAGCAGTCTGCACAGGCCTATTGGATGATGGGGTGGACGTGGGACGAGATCGAAAGCGTTCTAGATGACTCAGAATATCCAAAAAACGTAGTTACTTACGCAATGAAAGAAACAAAAGAATATGCACGCAAGATACTTAATGAAGGACCATTTGCTGTGCTAAACAGTGGTCAATCAGTAAAGCTAGCTAATGGATCAGTTGGTATTTTAGAGGAAAAGTACGCAGATTATATTACGCTTGATATAAAAGATGTTGGTAATGTAAACGTTGCAGCAGACCAGTTGGATATTGTAGCTACTGAGCGCCTACGGGAAGCCCATGCTTTTAGAGTAAAGTCTGCTGATATGATGTATAAACTGTCTATCGATCAGCTTGATCATATCTCTGTAGAGCAGCAAACATTAGATCCTGTTCTTGAATCTGTGGATAACGCGCTTTCAACAATGGCAAGTATTAAACAACGCACTGATGAAGTTAAACGTGAAGCTGCACAAATCCATAGTAAATGGGAAGCAAATACACCTGATTGGCAACCTAAATCGGAAGAAGAGAAAGATTTTGCCCAGTACACGTATGTAACGCTAACCGGGGAAGATCAATTGGATAGTGAGATTACAGACTTATTCCATAATAAATTAGGTGCTGTTCTTGCTAGTCTCCACGATGAACTACGTAAGGGTGCAGTAGCTACAGATGAAAATATTATTGGGTTTATGCAAATGATCTTTCCGCATGTTGCGTCTGATATAGAAGGTCATTTGTATGGAATTAAACAGCGTAATGTTAGGGCGAGGGAGTACGTTCAGCAATTTGCAAAATTTGGAAAAGAACAGGCTGATTGGCAAAAAGAAGCTGTGCAATGGGCCATTACTTCTTGGGAAAACACTAAAGAATTCATGGAAGATTGGGAAACATCATCGGTTCCCAGGATTAATATTGGTATTGAAGCTATATCTGAATTTTTGGCTGGTGTAGATAATCAACAAATAACAGCGTCTGTTCAGAAGGCTTTGCAAACTATTTAGTATAATAGTAATTGAGGTGAAGAATGTACCTGTACTATGATAGAGTTTCTAAAATGTTTACTTTGGATGCAGGTGACGACGGCGTTATCTTTCTAGGACCGATGACACAATCCATGGTTATGTTGCGGCACTACAACCTTACAGAGTCACAAGCCAGAGAAGCAGTTCTACAAGCCGTGTTTAACATGGGTGCAGCTGTTGACCTTGCAGTTATTTGTAGAATTGCTTCTAAAGAAAGTCGGTTCTTTAGAAGAAATGTTGCATAATAGACCACAAGTTTATGTTTACCCAGATCTTACTAATGGGATAGCGTTTGAGCCACCATGCGAAATTGTAGATCAAGTCAAATTTGTGGACGGTTTATGCCCATTTTCGGGTCATTCAGATTGCCGAGATTGTATATCAAATGAATTTGATGCAGCGTGTATCTGGGCGCTATGTAACGCAGATATGTTTGGATTAACATAATGGCTAAAAAGAAAACAACAAAGAAAAAAGCATCTAGAACTAAAAAGGCTGCACGTCCTATTGTGCATAATCCTAATGTTATAAACACGAAGGCACGTGGGCCTATTCGTAGAACAGCTCAAACATACGGTGGTGCTGGTGGAGCAGGTGCTGCTGCTGGGCGTGGAAGTAGTCAATCATTAGCACAGTCTCCCCTTTATTATGATTATAGATGGTCCACACCAGATAAGTTTTATTACCCAAAAAATAGAGTAGTAGCTAATTCTATTTGGAGGGAAGTGTATAAAAGAGATCCGGCGATAGCTGCTGCAACTGATATGTATGCAGAATTGCCATGGTCACAATTTGACCTTATGGGTATTGACGATAAGCATATTCGGCATGTTTACGAGGATATGTTTAACGCCCTGAATCTAGTGCCTAAACTTCCGTCGTTTACACGCGATTATATGATAACGGGAGAACTTGTTCTTCATAACATCTTTAATTCTACCAAAGGTATTTGGGACCGGATAATTCCGCATAATCCCGATTACGTCAAAGTTGATGGTATTGGTTTAGCGATTGAGCAACCGCTGCTTTCATTGCTTCCAACTCCAGAAATCAAGCGATTGATTAATTCGACTGACCCCAGGATCAGACGGCTTCAAAAGGTTATCCCTAAAGAGATTATAAACGCATTTAGGATGAATAAAGAAGTTCCGCTTGATTCGCTAAACACTACATACTTACCACGTTTGAACTCTTCTACAGATATACGTGGAACATCAATATACACTAGGTTGTTTCGTATTATTATGTATGAAGACTTTATTGTTAACGCATCGCTTGCTGTAGCCCAAAGAAATGCTGCACCACTTAGAATTTTCAAACTAGGAGATCCAAACTCTGGTTGGTTGCCTGATGAAGAAGACGAGGCTGCATTTGCTGAAATGTTAAGTATGGCAGAGGCTGATCCACTAGCTGCTATTATTATGCATCACAATGTTACCTGCGAGCTAGTAGGCGTTTCTGATCGTGTCTTACTAATTTCCCGCGAGTGGGATTTTATAGAACGTGTAAAGTTACTTGGTTTGGGAGTAGCTAAGTCCTTCTTAGTGGGCGAGACATCGTTTGCTGCTGCTGTTGCTGGGCTGCAAACCCTAATGGAACGACTATCAACGCTACGGGTACGGTTTGAAGACGACTGGATTACTAAAAAGATATGTGAACCTATCGCTGAAATTCACGAGTTTTATAGACGCCCACGATCAGAAATTGAACACAGGATTCGTATACAGCGTCCATTAGAAGAGCGTGAGTTAATACTTCCCAAAATCAAATGGCATAAAAGTCTAGAGCCAACACAGGATGTTGCGATTCTAAATGTATGGCGTGATCTAAAAGAACGCGGTATTTTATCTGAACGGACTTACGCAGCTGGCTCAAGTGTAGATATTGATTCTGAACGTAAGAATATTGCAGAAGAACGCACGTATAAAAAGGAACATCCTGAAATTTATGGGGTTCAGCAGCCACAACAGGCTCCAGCTAAGCCAGGTGCTCCTGGTAAGCCAGGTGCCCCACCAGGGATGCCTCCTCCTGTTGCTCCTGCGGCAAAGCAATCGAAGTATGGTGCACATAATCCTTATATGGCTAATAGTCGCGCAGAGCTGGAAACTAGATTAGATGAGCTGTCTGATACAGAACACAAAGTAGATGTACGGGACGTTTTAGAGGTCATGGATGATCTAGATTTTGAAGAAGGTGTAAATCGTCGTGAAGATTTACTGCTTGATCAGGTACCTGTGGCAACCAGCGACCTGCTTTCTGGAAAATAGGAGCTTACTATGCCTGGAAGATTGAAAAATATCTTCGTGCATTGTTCGTCCTCACCATGGGGTGAGGTTATGATATTTGATGAGTGGCATAAAAAACGTGGGTGGCGTGGAGTAGGGTACCATTACATAATTTTAAATGGTCGGCCATTTGCAGATGTAGACTATTGGGAGTTTTTAGATGGACAGATCGAAGCAGGGCGTCATCTCGATGATGATCCGATTTTTGAAGCTGATGAAGTGGGTGCTCACGTTGCCGGGAGGAATTCTAGCTCTATTGGAGTTTGTTTGGTGGGTAAAAAAGCATTCACCAATAATCAACTTGCAACGGCAAAGCACTTACTATTAGAATTAATAGCACATTTTGGTCTAGGAATAGAAGATATATTAGGTCATTATGAAGATCCGCATACCGATAAGACATGCCCAAACATCCCTATGGAGTTCTTCCGGCTATTCTTAGACGACAAAATAACGTTGAATGATTTGCAAGCAAAAATAAAGCATCACATTAGTGGAATTTATGGATGACAATTACCCAAGAACATATAGATAATTTTTGGCTAAATGTGGTACAACAACGATTCCCTGACGCTAAGATACGCTACAAAAACAAAAGTATTTTTATGCGCATACTGGGTGTATTGCTCTTCTTCAACCCATCATTTATGTCAAAGTTTATTACTGTAATAGGCAATACCATCTATGTGCCTAACGAGAAGTGGGTAGGAACTAGCCATTTGCGGGCATTGTTTGTTTTTGCTCACGAGTTTGTGCACATGTGGGATCGAAGCCTTACTAAACTAATGTATCGCTATGATTTCTTCTCGTTAGGGTATGTAGCGTTACAAGTGTGTGCTTTGTTCAGCTTTTTTGCATTTTTAGGATTTGTAAACGTTTGGTTTTTATTGCTTCTTTTCCCTGCTATATTTTTAGCTCCGTGGCCTTCTCCCTGGCGAACTAAGATTGAAGCTAATGGATATGCAATGACAATGTATATTCGTTCGATTACTACTGATCTGCAGTATAATAAAGAAGAGGGTGCAGAGTTTTTAGCTAACAAACACTTTGCTAGTAAGCAGTATTATTGGATGTGCTGGGATAAAGATAAAGCTAAGCAGATGTTATTGGATCGATACGAAACGTTACCGCAAACGCATGGTGCATTTAAAGAGGTACAACAATGGGTAAAGACCCAGCTACACTAACACTTTCCCCGTCAAAAGTTGACACATTTCATGGTTGCAGGCGGCTTTTCAAGTACCGCTATGTTTCGCCGCCTCCGATTAAGTTTGAAGATAATAAGTATTTTCTGATCGGAAATATTGCGCACAAGGCATTAGAGAGCCTGCACAAAGCCCAAATGGGGTGTTCCAGCTACAATTGGAAAAAGGAAATGGGACGATACTTTAAGCAGGCTGTTACAACCTATAAAGCTTATGATAAGATAAAGAAAGGCGTAATTACTAACGATGACTTATATAGCATAAAGTCTATGCTGGGTAAATACCTTAAGTATCTGAAAAAGGATGATCTTCCAAAAGTATTTCAAGTTGAAAAGTTGGCTAAAATTACAATTGATCATGTCGTTGTTTGGCTAAAAGCTGATAGAATAGATGATTTAGGTGATAATGCCTATAGAGTGATTGACTATAAGTCTGGAAGCCCATCAACCAAAAAAGATGAATTAGCGTCTGTACAAATTCCGTCATATGGTATATGGTTAAGGCAGATAATGTCAGATGCAGATGATATTACTGGACAATATCTGTATCTTAAGTACGTAGATTCTAAAAAGGGCGTTCATACATACTATATATCAGACGAAATGATGGACGAGGCTAAGGAAAAATACTTAGAAGTTGATCGAAAGTTAAAGAATGGGTGTGATTTCATGCAGAATTTCAAGTATAAGTATTGTCGATTCTGCGATTTTCGTAAATATTGTGTGGAGGATGATGACGATGGGCTTTAGCAAACAGGGCATAGCGCCAATTGAAGAGATCAAATGCAGTTGTGGACATAACCTAAAGGGGCATACGAGTGCATGCCCAAATTGCAAAAAAACGTTAATTCCAGAAAATCTGCAAACTACCCCCCAGGATACTCCCTCCGAAAAAGAAGAACCAGAAGCTAAATAATTAGTTTAATCTTAGTCTATAATATCTCCCGTAACTTGGTTGTGAACCTTATATTTACGGGAGAGAACTATGCCGTTTTACAAAACCGCCCAGGCTCCTATTGTTAGTGTCTATGAGTCTTCTGGAAAATTCAGTAAACGTGCAGCACAAAACGAGGACATGACTAAGCAGGAGGATGATGCTGTACAGACTGCATTAAACCTTTTGTCAAAAGATGTGCTCAAGGCAGTAGCAAAAGTTTATAACATATCTGATGATATCAATGATTACATCTTTCCAGTCCCCCGTGCGGTAACGGCTGATGAGCCTAATAACAATGGTGACAATTTCATGCATGAAGAGCTTACACGCTTTTCGGCTAACCACCGTTGTTTAGTTTTTCAGACATTCCGTAATGACCCACTTCATATAGAACACGCTGCAGAAGACCCTAAAGCTGCGCGTGGATATATACCTGATGCTCACTATGTTATGGCTAACGACAATGATAAGCATGTGCTTACCGTAGTGGCTATGGATACAACTAAAGATGCTCCATTGGCAGAAGGTATGCTAAGTGGGGAAATCGATATGTTCTCAATGGGATGTATTTGTGATCAAGTTAGGTGCAGCTACAGTAAATGCGATTCTCCAGTAGCTAATTCTGACAGAGATCTATGCGATCATTTGAAGTGGTATAAGATGTCTACCCTTGATGGTGAGCTTATCTATGAAGATTGCTTGGGTGTAGAATATCAGGAGTTATCGGTAGTTGGAAATCCTGCAGATCCGAAAGCTACAACACAAGCATTACTAAAATATGCTACGCGAAAAGCCGCACGTGGGCAATCTCGTGCAGCATTTAGTTTACTTTCTAATTTAATCAGTGAAACTGATCAACGTGAAGTAGCTCGATTTTTCAGTACAAATGCGGGTAAGCTGCCGGATGCTGTGCTTAGATTAGCTGATAAACTTCTATAAATATAAACTATAAAATCTTCTAACAGAAGTTTAATAATTTTTATTATAAATAAGATAATAACTAAATAAGGAGTTTGCAAAATGCATGGATTGCGTGCCCGCGTAACAAAAAAAGCAAAACGCTTTATAAAAAAAGCGCAAATACCTCCTGCTCCACCAGCTGCTCCAGTACCAGGAGCACCTGCACCTGCTGGGCCTGATGCACCTCTTGCAGCACCAAGACCTCCAGGTAGACCACCCGGAGCACCAGGAGCACCAGGCGCACCTCCAGGTGCACCGCCAGGAGCACCAGGAGCACCAGGCGCACCTAGACCTAAAGAAGAAATTGAACAAGATGTAGAAAAAGATATTCGTAAGCAGAAAGAGACTGAAAATAAGATTAATGAATTAGATGAAAAAGTAGATGCTATTAGCGATCAAATGGAAGGATTAACCAAATCTATAAATAAGCTAGTCAATACAATGCAAAAAGATAACGGTGATCCAACTGATTTTGAAAAGAAATTCGAAGAAGTTAAGGAAGAAGAAGACGATGGCCTGTCCTCTTCTGAATTTGGTTTAGGTGACAATGACGACAGTCTTATCGTAAGCAAGGAGGGACACAGGATGTCCACTAAAGCAAAATTGAGAAAAGCTCGTAAAGAGCGTCTAGCGAAAGAACTTTCATACGAACTTAAAGACATGCCCAACAAAAAGTATAAACAACAAGTGCCTGCACCAACGATTACTAAGCTAAAAGATGAGCCAGAAGATTGGGGCCAGTATAGGTTAAAAGCATCTGACCTAGCTATGGATCTTAACGCAGCTGGTGACGAGTGGTCTATTGTAAACAAGCACACTGATAAAATTTTCTATACTATCAAACCAACAGCAGACACTGAAGAAGTTTTTTCAACGCGTGAATTTGCGGAAGCAGTAATTAACGACGTTCGTGAGTTAGGCCTTGAAGACGCTATGGAGAAATATGCAGCGCTTCCTATGGAATTTTTGAAGAAGAAGAAAGAGGATATGGGCGGGAACGGCGATGTAGATGACAAGCCTGGTTTGGGTATGAAGCCAGGACTAAAACCTGGACTAAAGCCGGGGCTAAAAGACGAAAAGAAGATGCCCCCATTCCTCAAAAAGAAAAAAGAAGTAGAAGTAGACGATTTGGATGAAGAGGCATGCGCACGCGGTGGCGCTAAAACTGCACAAGAAAGCGATGAGCCTGCTGAAGAGACTCCCGCTGAAGAAGCCCCTGCAGAAGAAGCTGCCGCTGAAGAAGCCCCTGCAGAAGAAGCTGCTGAAGAAACTGCTTCCGAGGAAGCACCCGCAGAAGAAGCACCCGCAGAAGAAGCTACTGACGATACACCTCCTGAAGCAACAGCATCGTTAGCTGACGTTCAGCGTAGATTTACTCGTGCATTTCGTCTGGCGCTTTCTGCTCAGCAGAAAAATCTAACGGACAATCCACTCAAGGCATCTTGGTATGAAACCTTGAAGGGGCTTGATATTCCTAGCCCTGAAAAAGTGATTGAAGCTACATTTGCTCGTGCAGCAGCAGAACATTTTGAAGTTACCTTGTCAAAAACTGCTGAATACTTAGACATGAGTGATGAAGCATTCGTAGAAATGGAAGCTCAGATTGGCGAGTTAAACACACATCCACCAAAAACTGCAGAAGAAGTAGAAACTGACGAGCAGCACAAACGAGCTACAGTATTACGCGCACGTGCGTCAAGTGCCTCGTTACCTATATCAACAACCAGTGATGCAGATCCTACAGACAGTGTTGCACGGGTTCAAGACGCATTGCCGAAGCCTAGACTTCATGGGCTAAGCCGATTTGCTAACAAGTAAATATAACACTTTGTTTTTGAATAGAACTTAGGAAAAAGCTAAATAGAGGAGAAATCAAGATGCTAGATAAAAAACGAGGATATGCGTATGACCGTCCGTTCTATGATGTTGACACTAATGTGAACATCTTTGCGGGCATGGTTGCTTTTTTGGTAAACAACGCAGCTGGTGTAACGGTTGCAACTACCGCAGCTAGTGGAACTGTACCTATTGGAACTTTCTGGAAAGATAGTTCTATAGCCTACGTTCGCACTACAGTTGAAGACGGTACCTTTGCTGCAGCAAACACTATCAATCTAAGCAAGGGTAATGTGGTTGGTACTGGCTTTATTAAAGTAACAAGTGCAACTGGTATGACAGTCTATACGCAGGGAGTTGACTATACTGTGTCAACTACAAACGGTGTAGTTACTCGTCTAGGTGCTGGTGCTATTGGTGCATTGGCTACTGTTGTAATTTGGTATTCCTATACACTGCAGAACGCTCAAGTGTATTGGGATAATGTATCTACCCAGTGGACACCCGCTGGTCAGAACTATGATAGACAACCGGATGACACTCTTGGTTCTGGAAAAATCACAGTTGCGGAAAGCGATGCTAAGATCTACACCGATATGTACGATGTGAATCAAACGTATGCTTTGAACGCCACGCTATACTCTGACGCAGCTAGTCTCTGGACACCTATTGCTGGATTTACTAACGCAATCGGTAGGGTACTTAGTGTTCCATCTGCTAATGACCCATTCCTGGGAGTACAACAGATTACTGTAGCACTATAAGTTAAGACACACTCGGGAGTCTTAACCATTTTAACCATTTGTTTTAAGGAGGATTTGTTATGAAGTTTAATCCATACACCAGTAAAAAGGCTTCCGGTGTCCAAACGATAGATCGTAAAACCGGAGAAGAGTTCAACCCTATGAACATCGGTAGAGTAGGCAAGTCTGGTAATATTCAGGTGTCTGCTTCTGAACGCATGTTCAACAACCAGGGTGAAATTAACGCCACTACTTCTGGAGATGTGCTTGGCAAGATTAAACATCTGTTGGACGGTATGGCCGATGGTACATATGATGTTGAGCGTACCGCATCGTATGCTGGCGAAGGAATGAGCGGAGCAGAAAGTGACGCTATACTCCGTGAAGCTTTCTCCGATCCATCCAGTGAGGGATTCCGCCAGGTTGGTCAAGGCCTATTGAATCCAATCAAAGAGGTAATTGACTATGAGGGCCTAGCCCGCAAAGTCTTCGCGCCCCGTACAGTGAAAGCTGGCGAGGTAGTTCGTTACGACAAGGACGTATATATCCGGGGTTGGGTAATTGCTGAAGATGGGCAAACTCCGCAGTCCGTTGTTGAAGGTCGTTACATCTATCCGCCTGAGTTCGAAATTACGGCTTATCCATCTATAGAAATCAAAGACAAGTATCGTGCGCAGTATGATATTCTTGCTCGTGTACAAGACCGTGCACGTATGAGCATAGAGTATCAGGAAGATTTAGCCCTTATTAATCTGCTACAAGCTGGTGCAAATGCAACCAATACGACCACGTTCTTTGCTACATTGAACTTGGCAGCATTGGAAGGTATTCGTTATCAGATTGAGCGGCACCGTCTGATCTGTGATAAGTTCATCATCCATCGTCAGGAAGTATCTGACTTGGTTAACACCCTATCGCAGCAAGTTGACCCTGTAACCCAGCGTGAGTTGATCATGGCCGGTTATATTGGTACCGTGTTGAACGCTATGATTATAACAACTGCTGGTACGCAGACGTTTGAAATTCTGCAGCCTGGTGAAGTTGTAGCCGTTACAGCCCCTGAGTATCTGGGTGGTATGCCTGTTCGTGTTGAGTTGTTCAGCGAGCCGGTAAATGAGTTCATGGAAGGTCGCCCACGCCAGGGTTGGTTCTGGTACGAGTTGATTTCCCAGGTGCTCGTGAATCCCGCTGGTGTTGCTCAAGGCACCAAGGTTTAACGAGTAGCTGTTATTAGTGTCCTGCATGTAGCCATCTGGGAGTTTACTCCCAGATGGTCTACTTGTATTAACAACTTATAGAAGGAGGATCGAAATGAAGTTTGACAAAGAAGCTGCACAGGATCAATTGGACAAAGCGTCCGATGAACTGGAAAAAGCAGGGTTTGCTGACTTAGCTGAAAAGGTTGATTACTTCAGTAATCGGTTAATGAAGGCAAGCGTACATGAAGTTCCTCTAATCAAACGCTCGTTGCATAGAATTCAGCAAGAAGCTAAAATTAGATTACAGGAAGTAAGTGGCAATAAGCCCACTACAAAAGCTGATAAAGCTGCGGTAGCTACACTTAACGCACGGAGGGCAGCAGAAGCACGTAAAGCAACACTAAAAAGGCGACTAAAGACTATAGTTGCCAAGCGCAAACAAGCGGTAGAAAAATTGGAAGCTTTGCGTGACAAAAGAAAAGGGCGCAAGACTGAAAGGGATGCACGACGGGGTGCTAGAAAGACCCGTCTGTCAAAACGTTCTTAATATAGCACAATTAGATTACAATCAAGGCATGCCTTAGCAGCATGCCTTTTTTATTTATAAACTAAACTTATACTATTTTTTGTAACAGTACTTAAGTTTTTCGTAGGTAATATAATAGAATAGTGGAAATTGTACAGTAATCCATAGTGGATTATTGTAACAGTACGAAACGAAAAGGAGAAAGCTATGGTTACAAAGAAGGAGAAGAAACAGGTGAAATCAGCACGAGCACGCAGACTTACCCTACAGAACCTTATCGCAGAAGGTGCGGAAATTTGGGTAATAAACAGATCTGGGGAGCTTACAGGTAGAGAAGCAGGGAATATAGTTCTTCAGGTAGGGTCGGGCAACATGATTGATACTGTTGTAATTCCCCCTGGAAAAGACCCCGTATGTTTGACAGATCAGGTTACTCCTAAGCTGCTAGCTGACTGCATGGATCTGTTTAAGTTGGTACGATCAGATGCATTGGAATTGCAAGACCCTGAAAACGCTGAAGCATATTACGAGAGCAACAAATCTCGTAAGGATATTGTAGAAGACAAAATCAATAAATTCATCAAAATGAAACCTGAAGACGTTGTATCGAAAAAGGCGTCATCTGCAAATGTTGAAATCAACTCTAAGATTGGCGATATCTGTCTAAAAGCTAAACATGCTGCAATATCTGAGCATGAAGCGCTTGAGCGGTTGATGGAGCAAGAATCAGTTCTGAAGTTAGATGATTACAATTATCTTATGATGAATGGCGTCTATAACGGTGTTAAGCGTTGGGCTAAAGATCGTCAGAACAAACTCTTGCAAATGGAAATGCACGAGGTAGAAAACGACGATCCTGTAGAAGTAGCATTGAGTAAGTAACATTTGCATGGAAGGGGCTGTTTTTTAGCCCCTTCCTATTTGAAAAGAGGAGTTTATAATGCCATTGCTTACCGCTGAAAAGCATCAATGGACTAAGCAGCCACCCTATAATTTTTATCATTTTCCTGATGAACATCGTGCTGGCTGGAAAGTTTTCTGGGAAGAAATGGATGGCGACTTAGACAAGATACTAGCGTTTGCAAAGAAGGCGGATATTGAGTGTCCAAACGAATGGTACGAAAGTCTTCACCGTTTCTTATTTCTTACGTTTGCTGGCAATGTAAAGCTGCTTAAATGCGGAGCAGATACATCGTTTGGTACGTTTATTCAAAAAGTAAGAGATAACCATTTCAATAATCCTAAGAATAAACAATGGTATACAGTTAGAGGAATCACTCAAAATAACTTTGTTGCGATGCTGGAGCGTGCTGCAGAAATCAAGGATATACGCCAGGTAGTTGCGTTCGTAAACGCTCGTGTAAAGGACTTAGGATTTTATCTTTATAGTGAGTTTTTGCTATCAAAAACTAAAGGTAAGAGCGAAATAAAGAGTGTTGCGTCTGACCTAAATAAGAAAGCGTATAAACTAGAAAGTGAAGCTATGGGGCATTCGCCTCTTGCTATATTGGAGTCTGGAAATATCATACGGCATAGTTTATTCCCAGAAGACGAATTTGAAGTTACAGAAGTCGTAAAAGATGACAATGATAAAATCAACCTAATTGTTACAAAAGACACAAATGGTCACGTAGCTTTTATTGTAGATGTTTGGAACGTGCAACGGTAGCTGTTTATTACGAATACGAAACGCAGGGCGTATAATGGAAAATAACTATTTTGTTACGAATGATATGAGTTTCACAGCCTATGTAATTATGCGCGGTTGCAAATTGGTTGATGCAAGAAAACTAGGAACGACGTATAAGTTTACATTAGATCTAGGTGATGAAGTAAAGAACCGGCTACAGGCCGATTACATGAATTCTGATGTGCGAAGATTTGATGCGGCAGTACGCGATCTGAAAAAGATTATGTTTAGTGGAGGGTAGTATGGCCAAAGAAGTAAAAGCATACAGTCTTGAAAACGTTATTGAAATGCTGGGGCCGCTACAAGAAAAAACAGACGATATAGCAAAACGCTTGGAAGTTATTTATGGTTTAGGGCCTGCATTGGAGGAGCGAGAGCTAGGAGAACTGGGTGAAATACTAGAATCAGTGGATGATGTAATTGATGATTTTCATTATACGCTTTCCAGGTATATGGAAGGTACAGGTATTTGATGATTTTCATTATACGCTTTCCAGGTATATGGAAGGTACAGGTATTACTGTTGAACCAGAAGAACCAGCATCAATAGAACAAGAGTTATCTGGTATAGAACAATTCCTAGAAGACAAATTTGAATGGGAAGAAGAGGAAGAGGAGGAAGAGGAAGAAGAGATAGATGAAGCAGAGAAGCAGTTACTAGATATAGAAAAACAATATGAAGAATACTACAAAGATCTTTTATCATAGGGAGTAGCATGTGCCTCAGTC